CATCTATTGAACCGTCCGCTATATACACACAGGGGAGTCGTTTATGGCTGGACTAGTGCCCGGCCGAGCTGCCAAACCCGCCGAACTGAAGCTGATCGAGGGGAACCGAGGTCACCGGCCGTTAAATTTCGGACCCAAGTTCAAGAGCAACAACATGCCTCGGCCTCCGCAGGAGCTGGGAGAGGACGGCAAGAAACTTTGGCGCAAGATAAAACGTCACCTTGAGGGTGCCGGCATTGCCGGCGCTCAGTTCGCTGAGATCCTCGCGCTGTGCTGTCAGGCTCATCAGAACATCATCGATGCTGAGGCCGAGATCAAAGCGAAAGGAATGACGTTCACGACATCGACTGGATACGTGGCACCTCGGCCGGAGGTGAAGATGCGTGATACCGCGATGCGCCTCAAGGCCAAGTTTCTCGCCGAGATGGGTTTGACGCAATCGGCGAAAGGTCGCATTATCATCCCCAAGGTTAATCCAGCCAAGACGCGATCGCTGCGCGATGAGCTTGAGGATGATGAATAGATGTACAGCGAGGACCATGCGAAGGTCTGGATCAATTTCTTCGAGAAACGTCTCACGCATACGAAAGGCATCTATGCGCGCCAGCCGTTTCTACTTCCACCTTGGCAGCGGCAGATTGTCGGTGACATATTTGGGACGATTCGCGATGATGGTTACAGACAGTATCAAACTGCCTACATCGAGGTTCCCAAGAAGAATGGCAAGAGCGAGCTTGCTGCCGGCATCGCTCTCGGCGGTCTCCTCATCGACAACGAACCTGGCGCTGAAATCTACTCTGCTGCCGCGACACGTGATCAGGCCTCGATCGTCTTCAAGGTTGCCGCTCAGATGGTCAGGAACAGCGAGAGACTTAGCAAGCTTGTGCGCATTCTCGATTCGACAAAGACCATTGTCCTGCGCGACGATCCCAGCTCATTCTACAAAGCGATCTCCGCCGATGCAGGTACCCAGGATGGTATCAATCCGCACATGGTTGTGTTTGACGAGCTGCATCGCCAGAAGGATCGAGACCTTTGGGAAGTCCTTACAATGGGCAGCGACACCCGCATGCAGCCTCTTACCTTCGCGATCACGACGGCAGGCATATACGGCGAGTCACCGCTGTGCTGGGATCAACACGAGTATGCCCGGCAGATCCTCGAAGGCGTCATACACGATCCAAGTTTCTATCCGGTCATTTTCTCGATGGCCGATGATGAAGATTGGACGTTTGAAGGAGAGCCTGCGCAAGGCGATCGACCAGCAACAGGCTGGTACAAAGTCAATCCGGCTCTCGGAGACTTCCTCAGAGTCGAGAAGGTGCGTGAGGCAATTAAGAAGGCCATACAGGTTCCTTCGGAGCAGAATGGCATTCGCCGTCTCCGGTTTAATCAATGGACGTCATCCGCAACACGTTGGCTTGATCTTGCTTCGTGGGACACATGCAAGGCTCCGTTCAATCCACAAGACCTTATCGGCCGGCATTGCATCGGCGGTCTCGATCTCTCCGGCACCACGGATATTACAGCTTTCGTGCTTCTCTTCCAGATTGGACAGGAGGTCTTCATACTGCCTACATTCTGGATCCCAGAGCACAACCTTCATCAACGCTCCATCAAGGACAAGGTTCCTTATGAGCACTGGGTTGCAATGGGCCTAGTACATACTACGCCGGGCAACTTGATTGACTATGGGTTCATTCGCAAGCACATTAACCAGCTGAAGGATTTGTATAACATCGGCGAGATCGGCGCAGATCCTTGGAATGCGACGCAGCTGCTGACTAACCTTACGGATGACGGCTTCACAATTGTTCCAACTCGACAGAGTATGGGCGTTATGTCGCCTCCTAGCAAAGAGCTGGAGAGGCTGGTATTGGCTTCGCATTTCCGTCATGGCGGCAATCCCGTTCTTAGATGGATGATGGATTGTACGTCAGTAAAGCAGGATGCTGACGGAAACATTAAGCCGATCAAACCGGATCGCCTCAAGTCATCGAAGCGTATCGATGGCATTGTGGCGACCATCAATGGCCTGTCTCGGATTATTGCCAACCAGGCTCCGCCACAGGTCTCGGTATTCGCTGTATGACGACACAAGACGTTTTGGCAATTGCCGGCTGCATTCTGATTGTTATCGGAATTGCGCTGATGCACATTCCCAGCGCGTTGATCGTGACAGGCCTCTCCTGTTTTGCGATTGCGCTGCTGATACAACGAGAGAAGGATCATGAAACTTCTGTCAACGATAACAAGCCTGTTGGAAAGGCGATCGTCACCGGAGAACCCAAGCACTAATCTGTCCAACCCGGCAGATTGGTTGTATGAGGCTCTCGGCATAACCCGCGCAGACTCCGGCTTGACGGTTAATGCCCGGACGTCGATGCAGAGCACTGCCTTCACCTGTGGACATATCCTTGCCCAGTCTGTTGCCCAGCTGCCGTGGCACGTGAACCGGCGTGTAGGCGAGACGAGAGAGGCCGCAGACAATCGGATTGAGAGCTGGTTGTTGAAGAATGAACCGAACGAGGAGATGACAAGCTATCAATTCAGGTATGCAGGCCTGATGAAGATGTGCTTCCACGGTGCTTGGGCAACCGAGATTGTGCGTGACAGGGGGATGAGGACCAGTTCATTGAGGCCATTTTTCGATGAAACTGTCCTTCCTCTTCGCACTCCGGATCGAGAGAGAAGGCTGGTTGGCTTCGAGGTTACATACCTCGATGGCTCGAAACGTCGCTTGCCGTATCAAGATGTCATCTATGTTCCGTGTATCGCACTCGATGGCGTTGCCGGCCAGTCCATTATTAAGCAGATTGCCAACAAGGTCGGCCTTGAGTTGGCCGCAGAGAAGTCTGCCGGCAAGCTGTTTAATAATGGCTCTCGGCCGTCTGGCATCTTGGAAACGGACACGCCAATCACAGATCCGTCGAAGCGTAAGGAGATTGAGGACTCATGGCAAGCAGTACAAGCCGGAGTCGATAATGTCGGCAAGACTCCTGTTCTGGCAGGAGGATTGAAGTGGAAACAGATCACCATTGATCCTGATGATGCGCAGCTCCTTGAAACACGGGCATTTCAAGTGGCCGATATTGCGCGAGGTTTCCGGATTCCTGGCGTGCTCCTTGGCTTGGCCGATAAGACTGCTACATATGCCAGTGTTGAGCAGTTTCTTCTCAGCTTCGCGAAGTTCACATTGGCGCCATGGCTTATCTGTATTGAACAGGAATTCAACCGTAAACTGTTTCCAAATTCGACGGAGTACTACAGCAAGATTGATTTGCGCGGTTTGGAGCGAGCTGATATTGTTGCCAGAGGTACATTCTACAAGACGATGACCGAGACTGGCGCATATACGGCGAACAGAATCCTTGCACTGGAAGATGAGAATGGATTCGAAGGTGGCGACGTACATCTTCAGGGCAGCGGCATGACGCTGTACGGCTCTGCTACAACGCAGGCTCCGAAGGATGAAGAAGAGGAGCCGAAGCCAGCGAAGCAGTCGAAGCAGGATCAGGATGATGAGGAGCAGAAGTCATTAATGGTCTTCGAGCCTGTTGTCAACTCCGCAGTTGCAACGATCGTCAAGTCAACTAAGCGCGATCGCCAGTGGATCCGATCGAGGATGGAGCCTGTGTTGTCCTCGATGTCGAGGCTTGTTGGCCGGCAATGGAATTTTAATGAAGCTGACAAGGACAAATTTTTCGATGATATGGCGCAGAGGGCAAAGGATTGGACTGATGCGTCATCTGCAGATGAACTTCAACACATGATCGGTTTTGTAGGAGGTCTTAAATGAAGAATGAAATTCGAATGGCCGCGATGTATCGGCCGGATGCCTCGTTGGAGTTTCGCGCTGCTGATGGCGATACGGCTCCTGTTATTCGAGGTTATGCAGTTGTGTTCGGAGCGATTGCTGACTTTGGCTTCATGCGAGAGCGTGTGATGCCCGGAGCCTTTACGCGAGCATTGAAGGAGAAGCAGGACGTCCGGGCACTGGTCAATCACAATCCAAGCATGATTCTCGGACGAACAGCGGCCGGCACTCTTCGTCTTAAGCAGGACGACGAAGGCTTGTTGACTGAGATTGATCCTCCTGATACACAGGTTGGCCGCGATGTTATCGTGTCGCTGAAGAGAGGCGATGTCGATCAGATGTCATTCGGCTTTCGATCTGTTGAAGAAAAGTGGATCGAGAAGCGAGGCGAGACGCCCATCCGCGAGATCCACGACGCAGATTTGTTCGATGTCTCTGTTGTCGCATTCCCTGCATACGAGGAGACGAGTGTGCAGGTACGATCGGCGCTACAGGATATTTTCAAAAAGCACATTCCGGCAGAATGCTCAGATCCAGGCCTTGTTGAGGTATTCGAGCGTGATCGCCGGTACAGACTGCCACGGTAGTGGCGTAACCCGGCAAGGTTGATGTCGCGGTAGTGACAGAGATCTGGCCACAACAAACCGTTCACTAAGGAGATTATTTGTATGAAGAATCAACCGAGTTGGCTGTGGTTCCGAGTCCACTGCTGCACGGAGCACACGCCGGATTTGCCGGCCGTCCGAGCAGACTTGATCGCAGGCATCGGCCTCGTCATGATCTTGATGTTCTTGCTGTTCTTTCAGGCTGCTGCTCTGTCGGCTCCGACGACAGCAGGAGGCTCGCTCGCCATCAATGTCCTGTTGAGCAATACTCTTCGCGAGAAGCGACAGCGCATTCTGGAGAACGACCACAACCCTATTGTGTTAAAGGCCAAAACCGAAAACCGAGGTTTCACCGCCGAGGAGCGCGTGAAGCTGGACGCAATCGACAAAGACCTGGACGAGCTGGACGCAGACATCGGCCGTGCTGAGAAGGCCGAGAAGCGCGAACTGGAAGCTGGCGTGCGCGTTGCAACGCCGGAGCAACAGCGTGCTCTGGAAACGGCTCAGGTTAATCCGCTTGCGTCGGACGAGTACCGATCAGCGTTCACCAATTTTGTTCGCTATGGCGGCGCAGAGTTGACTCCGGAGGAGCGAAACATTCTGCAACATGGTTATCGGAATGATCCTCGTCAGTCGGAAAAACGCGCGCAGACTACGACGACCACAGGCGGTGGATACACCATTCCGACTGGCTTTGTCAATCAGCTTGAGATGTCGATGAAGCAGTTTGGTGGCATGCGCCAGCCTGGTGTCGCGACTATCTTGAATACTGATTCTGGTAATGACCTGCCGTTTCCGACTGTAGATGACACTGCCCAGGTTGGCGCGCTGTTGTCGGAGAATACTCAAGTCTCTGCGCAGGACGTTACGTTTGGACAGATCGTCTTTAAAGCGTACAAGTACAGCTCCAAGCTTGTGCTGGTTCCGATCGAGTTGCTTCAGGATTCAGCATTCAGCTTTGACACGATCCTCGGCCGTATCTTTGGCGAGAGGCTTGGACGCATCACCAATACCCACTTTACGACCGGCGACAACGCCTCCAAGCCGCAGGGTTATGTAACTGCGGCCGGCACTGTTGCAGCTGCTAATGCCGGCTCGATCGTCGCCGCAGATTTGATCGATCTGTTCCACGGCGTTGATCCTGCCTATCGACAAGGACCCAATGTTCGCTTCATGCTGAATGATTCGACGCTCAAGGCTGTTCGAAAGCTTGTCGATAACAGCGGTGGAGCTGGCGTTGGAAACTTCCTTTGGATGGCCGGTTTGCAGGCTGGTATTCCTGACACGATCCTCGGCAAGCCGTACACGATCAATCAGGATATGGCCTCGATCGCGACTGGCCAGAAGACTGTTGGCTTTGGTGATTTCTCGAAGTACTACATCCGCAACATCACCGATGTCACGGTCCTTCGTTTGACTGAGCGTTATGCTGACTACCATCAGGTTGGCTTCCTGGCCTTTATGCGGCAGGACGGCCGAACGTTGGATGCCGGCACTGATCCGATCAAAGTCCTGCTTCATCCGTAGTTTTGGTTGGGAGGAGGCTTTTACAGGCTCCTCCCATTCAAAATCGAAAAGGAGACATTATGAATAGAGGTTTCATCTCGGAGGATTGCAAGATTTCATCCGCCATTACTCCGACTGCCGGCGTTGCCGGTGTTACCGACATCAACGGCACAGTCATCGACATGGCGGGATTCGAAGGAGTCCTCATGGTAGTGCGCTTCGGCGCCATTACTGCTGGCGCTGTTACTTCGATAAAGGCGCAGCAGGGCCAGCAGTCGGATGGATCGGATGCGGCCGATTTGCTCGGCACCGGCCAGACGATTGCCGACACGGATGATGACAAGACATTCTATATCGATCTGCAACGGCCGAATGAACGATATGTTCGGCTTGTTGTCGATCGCGGAACGCAGAATGCTGTTGTTGCCGAGGCTCATTATATGCAATATGGAGCCACGGCAAAGAAGGTCACTCACGGCACGAATGTCGCCGGTGAGATGCATTCGTCACCGTTAGAAGGCGCTGCGTAAAAGAGGAGGCTTGCGTGAAGGTTGGATTGTTTAAGACGAGGACGAGCAAACTTGTTTCGATCGGCGAAGGCACGAGTGCCGGCAATGAAGTTTTCTGTCGCGTAGACGAGCTGCCGCGATTGATCAAGGATCTGTCGTCAATGCATCGACGGCTGACACGCAAGCCTGTCTCGAAGAAGAGGAGCGTCAAGAAGTGAAGGTTTTATTGTTGACAATAATGGCCGGAGCCGATGACCGAGACACGAAGTATCCCGGCAGCATCATCGACGTCCCTGCTGAGTCGGCTCGAAAGATGATTGAGCGAGGAGATGCCTCCGTGCCGGAGCCTTGGATGGTCGAGCATGAGGAAACGGCCGTGAAGAGATCATTCGAGACTGCGACACGAACGTCAGCGAGGAGGAGCAGTGGCCACGATTACAAACATTGACATCGTTCCGAATGCCTCCGGCTGCGATCACGGAGAGCTGCGTGCGACAGTGGATGGCATTGAGCGATCGGCGCAAATCAGCAAGTCTGAGTTCAAGAATCAGGCTCCGCATGATCTATTGGATGCTGTAATTAACCGCATCCGGTCGCATGTATTAGAGACGCTGCCAAATGCAACGTTTGCCCAAATTCGCGCCGATCTCCAGACGCGCACATTTAAGGTGTAGCCATGATCACTCTTATTCGCAATCGAATTATTACTCCTGAGCGGATCGCTCGGAGTCCTCGTAAGATCCAAGGAGGCTGGGTATTCACACACCCTCCAAATGATCTTTGGCGATATAACAAGACGTCTCGCCGGCAAGCGATTAAAGAGTGGACAAAGCATGGCGCCTTGGCACTTGCTTCTATTGTTGGCGGATGCCCGGCCGTCTTTGGCGCTTTGGCCAATGACGGCCCATGTTTTATTCCATGGCCATATACTGGAGTCTCTACACTGTCAGTTTCAACCACAACGAATGATGCGGCAGGCGAGTATGTAGGTTTTGTATTTCAGGCACCCAAGAGCGGGAACATTCGCGGTTTTGGTCTTTACTTCAGCTCTGCTGTTGGCTCTCCAGTTGCAGATTTCAAGCTTGAAACCGTTAACATGACCACAGGCTTTCCGACTGGTACGCCTGTTAATGATGGCGGCAGCAAGAGCATTAAAACGAATGTCGCAGTTACATCCGGTTGGAAGGACTCTGGCGATTTTGATGCTGATGCAACGGTGACGCGAGGCGATCTAATGGCCGTTGTTGTACGATATGTTTCTGGAACCAGCTATGCAGTACAATGGCCTGGAACGAATGCCTTGCGGATGATGTTCCCATACACAGTCGCGAATACTGGGTCAAATGGGAAGGATCTTGGCGGAGCCTTTGCTGTACGATACAGCGATGGCACATATGGCTTTTTGGCAAACTCTTTGCCGTTTTCGAATACTACATTTTCAGATACATGGGGGTCCGGTACAAATCCGAATCACCGCGGAAATGTTTACTTGAATCCGACACCTAAACGATGTATTGGAGGCTGGATCAACTATCAGAATGCAGGCTTGGATTGCATCATAGCGTCCGATTCATGGGATGGAACGGCTGACAACGACGGAACATCAAACTTGACATTTGCTCAGGATGTCGATTTGCGCGGATTCAGCAGTGGCCTGCCTTCATTTTTCTTGTCATCGACGTCATTAGAAATGTCTGCTGGAGTTGACTATCGGGTGATCGCAAAGCCTGGGGGCAGCTCGATTACAGCGGCGCACATGAATGTGAACGCTGCTGCGATAATGGACACGCTTCAATTTGGCCAATCGCTGATATCTACATCGGCGAACAATCCGTCTGGCGCAGGATCGTGGACTGATTCTGGAACGAAACGTTTTGAGATGGGTTTTTGGTTTGATCAATTACATGATGGCGCTGGTGGAGCCGGAGTAAAGGTTCACCCAGGAATGACCGGAGGACTTGGCGCATGAAGAAGATATTAAAGGCAGGCTTGGCAGACCAATCACTGGACATCTTTATTCAAGATTCCAGCTCATCTGTTGGCGCAGGCCTGACTGGCCTCGTTTACAACTCCGCTAGTCTTGTTTGTTACTATCGCCGAGGTCATACTGGTACGCCTACTGCGTTGACGCTCGCAACACAGACTGTTGGCGGCGCACACTCGGATGGCGGGTTTGTTGAGCTGTCTTCTTCGAATATGCCCGGCATGTATAGACTCGATCTCTCCGATGCCATCGTCGCAGCCGGAGTGTCCACCGTCACATTGATGCTGAAGGGCGCAACGAATATGGCGCCTGTGACGATCGAGCTACAGCTGGTCGCGGCAGACCTTGACGATGGCGTGCGGCTTGGCTTGACGGCTCTCCCCAATGCTGCTGCCGGAGCGAATAATGGCTTGCCGCTTGGCGACGCAAATGGTCGAGTCGATGTTAGCGAGGTCATGGGCAATTCTCAGACGGCCGGTGATATTGTCGCCATACTCTTGGCCATTGCAACCTATACGGATTCTTTGGAATCGATCGCTGCGCTGCGCCTCGCGACGGCACAAGCCGGAGCTGCTGGGACGATTACGCTGGATGCCAGCGCATCGAGCGTTACAGACTTCTATAAGGGCGCATGGATTGCGACGTTGAGCGGAACCGGAGCCGGTCAGACTCGATTGTGTACGGCTTATAACGGCACGTCGAAGGTCGCAACGATTGTTCCGAACTGGGCAACCAATCCTTCTTCGGATACCATCTTTGCCGTCTTGCCGAATGCCGGTTCTGATGTCCAGCTGTGGCGCGAGACGGCTCCGAATACGTTACAAAGCGGACGTGTTGACAGTTATGTTGGCGCAGTCGCTGATGCCGTACTCACTGCGGCCAAGTTTGCCTCCGGAGCCTTTGATGCGGTCTGGTCTGTTGCGTCTCGCTTGCTGACGGCCGGCACAAACATTGTGTTGGCAAAGGGCGTTGGTGTAACAGGTTTCAATGATCTCTCGGCGGCACAGGTGAACACGGAGGTTGACAACGCTCTGGATACGGCAATCCCAGGCTCGCCAACTGCCAACTCGATTAATGAACGCATAAAGGCCATTGACGACAAGCTGCCTGCCGGCAATATCGGCGATGCCGTTCAAGCCGATCTCCTGCTTGTAAAGGCGAAGACTGATAACTTGCCGGCCAGTCCGGCCGCTGTTGGATCGGCGATGACGCTGACGACTGGAGAGCGTGACTCGGTTGCTGATGCACTTTTGGATCGAGCGAATGGCGTTGAGACGGGTTTGACGCCTCGTCAGCAGATGCGCCTCGCGGCAGCGGCCGATGCCGGCAAGACGTCCGGAATGGAAACGGCCTCGGCTGTAATCCGAAATTTCGGCGATACAAAGAACCGGATCAGCGCCACTGTAGACGCAAATGGCAATCGATCTGTGGTCACGACTGACTTAACTTAGGAGCCGGTTGAATGTGGGGCGAGCGATATTGGTCGAGGCGATATTGGGCAAGCAGGTATTGGCCGAAAGGCTCCACACCGGCTCCTGTTCTTATCGTCGTGACGCATCGCTTGAAGAGCAAGTTGAATAGAACTGAGCGCAGCGACATTGCCGTTGCTCGAAGCGAGTCACAGTCCAGTGAACTCGTGAGGACGTTAACATTTGATCTTGATTTGTTTTACTAGAGGAGATCGCTGATGGCTTTGCAAAAGTCAAGTATCGGAGTGACGATTGAAACAACCGTTAAAGAGAACGGTGTTGCGATCTCGATTGCCAGCGCATCGACAAAAAATTTCAAAGTCCTTAAGCCATCCGGTTCTGTTGTAACCTGGGCAGGCTCCTTTGTTACGGATGGAACGGATGGAAAGCTGAAGTATGTGACGTTGACGAATGACTTGGATGAGCTTGGCGTCTATCGATTTCAAGTTGAGTTCGTCATCGGCTCCTTTAACGGCCGAACTGAAGTTGGCGAATTTACAGTACAGGAGAATGTAAACTAATGGCGCTCAATACAAACAAGAATGTTGCCGCCAATGGCATTGTCAACTTGGATGAGGCGAAGAGTTTTTTGAAAGAGACTGGAACGGATAATGACGCAGAGATAGTCCGAATGGTTAACGGCTTGTCGGCCGCATTCGAGCAGGAAGTTGGACGTAAGATCCGCACTCAAACACTGACTGATTTTCGCGTCGATGGCACGGGCAAATCATCACTCCTGTTTCCGTATGCTCCAGTCCAATCCATTGCCGAGATCGAGCTGCGCAATTCCGATGAGTCTGTGTATCGGACGATCACTCTTGCCGCAGACTTCGTCATCAAGGATAAGGGACTTGGCCTTATCATGCTGATCAACGACTCGTTCATTAAGGGCCAGAGAAACATCTTGTTCACTACGGACGTTGGCTTTGCGATGACTGATCCTGAGTTTGCTAGAGCACAGGAGCTGCTGCTGACCCAGCTTGCGTTCGATTATCGAGCATGGCAGAACAACGAGATTGGCCTGACAAGCCGAACGTTGCCGGACGGCTCCGTGACGTTTAACAGTCCTCATCGGTTCTTGCAGCAGGTGTATGAAGGCTTGGAAGACCTTCGAGACCGGAGGTTCATCTAATGCCGACTCCTCGTCAAATCGTTCGTGCTTACCTGATTGAGAAGTTCAGGACCATACTCGAATCCAATGGCTATGGCCTCGATGTTAGAACTGTTGAGCTGTATAAACGGCAGACGCGAGACATCAATATCACGGACTTGCCGGCCATCCAGATTCGAGAAGGCATCGACGTTCGCCGGATGGAGACTGAAGGCGGGAACCTTGCCAATCAGCATTACTTCGATTGGAACATGGAGTTGATGCTCAGCATAAAGGTTCCGGACTCTGCCGGCGACACCGTGACGACGATCGAGGATGCAATGGAAGTGTTTCTTGCGGCAGTCGAGAAGTGCTGCCTTGCGAACAGATTCAACAATTCCAACTCTGGCAAGCCGAGTGACATAATGATTGTTGAGCGAGAGGTGAGCAGTTTCGAGCGCATCGAGAATCAGCGAGGCTTTGCAAGGCTCGCTGTTATTGTTCGTTACGATTATACAAGGAGTGATCTATGAAGATGAAGGTCGTGTTGACTGAAGGCTCGATGGCGCTAGAGGTTCCTGGCCACGGTACGATCGAGCGCAATGAG